TGCCAGACGCGCCCCGAGGCGAACGCCGTGCGGCGAATGATTCGCTCGCGTTGCAGCTTCTTGCCGGTGCCGCGCACGTCGTAAGGGCATCGCAGCATGAGCACGTCTTCCGTGAGTTCCTTGAGCCTTTCCCGCAGCTCCGTCGCATCGGTCAGCACGTCGTCGCAGTCCGCCCAAAGAAGCCAATCGCCGGTCCCTTGTGCGAAGGCTTGGTTGCGAGCCCTCGCGAACGAATCGACGTGCCGCCACGCCTGCGCAGTGACCCCGTTGCGGTAGTCCGAAAAGACAATCGGGACCGCGTTGCGCTCGCACCATTCGCGCGCGAGCTGTTCGGTGTCGTCCGGTTCCTGCGAGCCGATGGCCCGCACCAGTGAGAGTTCGTCAATAATGCCGACGAACGAATCGAGCATGGTTCGGATGTGCGCGGTTTCATTGCCGGCAATCACGCAGAGGGAGATTGTCATGTTGTTGTGTTGCCTCCGGTGTGGCGAATCGCGCCGCAGCGTCAAAACAAAAAGCCCCACGCGGTGAGGCGTGGGGCTGTAAACTCAGGTGTATTCAGATCAGGAATACTGAGTGGTGATCAGCTGACCCGCGTTCGCATTCACGATTTTTTCTGCCACAAAGTGCGACGCGCGCACGATGTTCGACTTGATCGCCTCTTCGCGATAGGTCGAGACGCCGATTGCACTGCCATACTCACTCCAGTTCAGGGTAAACGCCGCTCCCCCTCCAAAAAACCCAGCTGAAGCCTGCGTGACCGAGCCAACCCAGATGTACGTATTGGCCCAGACATTACCGGCTGCGAACGCGACACCCTCGGGGGCGGTGTCGTAGCTGGCGCGACCGATCAGCACTTGGCTGACACCGAACACCTCGGCGGCGGCTTGCGTGCTCGCGTTAAGGATGGTGTCGGACGAAATGCCAGCGCCGCGAAGGCGGTTCTGGAACTTCGTGGAAGCGCGGATGCGGGTCCACACTGGGTATGGGATGATGACGGACAGGTTCGTGACGCTTTCGCCCTTTGCGAGAAGACGGTCGGTGGCCTCTTGAATGTCAGCACCCACATCGAACGTGGCGAGATTCGCAGTCGTAAATGCTGTCCCGCTGTTCGTCGCCGTAAAGACCGTATTATCAAACAGTTTTGCAGCTACGCGCAGTTCGTGCGCGAGGAGCAATTTCCGTTTGGCGAGTTTCGCCGCGATGATTTCGGCGTCGAAGAATCGGGCAACGTCGAGCGTGACGGTATCGTCAACGGCCTCTTCGTATCCATATTCCAACGTCGTGTAGGTGTCTTGGTTAAACGCACGCGTGCCGCGAGCGTAGGCGCTGTAAGCAGCGCGGTTCTTTACGTCGCTCTTGAGGAGCTGACCTTCTTTGAGAACGAAGGAAGGATACTGTCCGGCGCGCACGGGCACGTCGAGAATAGGCATGACGGCGGTGCCGATAAGTCCGGCCTCGAAGTCTTTTGCCTGCTCGACTACACCGGCGATGTCGCCGCGAAAAATGGCTGCTGAATTTGTATACATGGTAAGATTTTTTTAGGGTTTAGAGATTCTTCGGAATCATCTCGATGATCGCCGAAGCGTCAGATGCCGTGGTGAGCGATTTACCCACCGTTATGGAACCTGTAATCGCCACGGTCCCGTTGGCGGTTGAGAAGAGAGTATCACCCACAGTGACCGGACCAGCGAGAAGAGTGGCCTTAACGGAATTTCCGCCGAGGAACTGGACGCTGATTTGATCGCCCGAGGCAGCGTCGATTAGAGCGACGCCGTCAGGGAGAGAAGCGGTGGCGGCAAGACCGACGCCGCGATTGCTGGAAATGGACACGAGGCGAAACGCGGTGATAGCCGAGTTTGCCACGAACGTGCCCGCATTTTGGAATGAAGTAGCCATGGTATTTGGTATTAGAGTTTCACGAGTTCGCCGCCCTGCACGCGCGCACGATAAGCGGCGTAAAGGTCAGCATGATTTTTGACCGCGAAGGAGATGGCCTCGGATTTGTTGCCCTTCAGCTCGGTGGCTTTTGCGGCGACGATGTCCTCGAACTTCTGCGCTTGCGCGACTGGTTTAGGAGCTTCGGCCGAGGCAATCGGGGCGGCTGGCGCACCAAAAGACTTGGCAAATTCTTTGACGGCGGCGAGCGCAGCGGTGTTCGCGGCGAGCTGCACGACTTCGTTCTGCGCGCTCATGGCGGCAGGCTTGTCTTCTTTCGGGGCGAGAGCGCTTTCGAGCTTCGCGACTTTCTCATTCATGCTCATCATGGCTGACTGAATCATGCCCTCGATGGCCTTTTTCATTTCTTCGTTCATGGGTAATTCGATTTCGATTTCTGCAGACGGTTGCTCGATTTCGCCGTTCTGAAGTTGTTTCAGTTTACGCGAGAAAAATCCGTTCGGGTTCGCAGCGGGTTCGCTGACGAGATCGACCGAGTAGATTTCCGAGCACCGTTGCAAAGTCGTGAGCTTGTCCGCGCTCTTTTCCGACGGACCCGAGAACGCAATCGAGAGTCCGAACGTGTCGGGAATCCGCTCGGCAATCTCCAAGATGTAAGCGCGATGGACCGAAGATTCGAGCAGATGCAAATCCCCGAGGAGCTTCTCGCCCTCGATGCGCAGCGTGTCGATGTAGCCGACGATGTCGCCTGCGCCGCCCGAGTGATCGAGCTTCACCTTGAGCCCGCCCGAGTATTGCTCGGCGGCTTTCTTGACCTGCTCTAGCGTCTTGTCGTCGATCATCACGCCGTGCCCCAGCGCCGGCCCTTTAGTGATCAGCGAGACGCCACGGATGATGCCGGTCTGTGCGTCGATGACGCCGGCGGAGGCTGCGAATGTGATGACGGGTTCCATCGCCAAGGCGACGGCCGTCAAAATCAATCCTCCTTATTAGCCTCGCGCCGCCACCGCCAGAGCAGAAAAGCAATGCCGAGGAGCGTGCCGACGAGCGCGGCGACCTCGTTGACCTGCGATAGGCTCACCATCGCAGCGGCAGGCGTTGCGGCGGTAAGAACGGCTCGGATGTTGTCAGAGTTCATTTCTTGAATTGTCCGATGCGCTCGGTGATGACGGCGATGCTCGTGCGGTTCTCCAAAATCATGTCGCGGTTGTGCTGAATCTCTTTCTCAAGGTCTTGCCTCAGTTTCTCGCGAGCTAACTCCGCTCCGGTGTTCGTCGCCTGTTTGTTGTCGCTCGTCACCACGAGAGACACTTGCTGCCGTAGCACGGTGACTTCATGCGAAATCGAAGCGAGCGACGACATCAGATAAACAACGCACGAAAACAGAATCGGCAGCACGGCAAATGCAGCCTTCTCGATGAGCGCGTGCTTTGAGGCTTCGTCGCTCATTTCTTCGCCCTCATTTCCATTATCTTTTCCAACGTGCGACCGCCAAAATAAAAGCTCATGATGAGCATCCCCCACTGACCGAGCAGCGAGACGTAAGCCTCGTTAGCATTGTAGCCAAACGCCGACATTCCCGCGAACAAGAAATACCCCGCGAGGATTGCCGCCAGCGTCATCGGGCGGATGTTCTTCGACCACCACGAGTCGCTCGCCATGTCCGCCTGCAACCGCTGCGTGAGATTGTCCTGCTCCACCTTGTAGGCTTCCAAGTCCGCGTTCATTTTTGCCAGCTCTCCGCTCTGCGCGAGCTGCGCGAGTTCCAACTGCGCCTTGGCCTTTGCCTCGGGGTCGGGGATGAGTTTGTCGATCAGCTTCGTGCCGATGCCTAGGATTTCAGCGAGAGGGAACATGGTTCATTTTTTGTTAAACATATCGAACAACGCTTTGATTTTCTCCTCTAGCACGGCGACGCGCAGGTCGAGCTTTGAGAGCACGATGATGAGCGTAATCATGCCCAAGAAAATCGGCCACCCCTTCACTAGGATTTCGAGCGCGTCCATACACTAGGCACGGATGTAAGTTCGCGCCTTCACGGCGTCGGCTTGTCAGCGGCAGCGGCCTTGAGGGTTTCGATCTCCGCCAGCGCAGCCGCGAGGGAGTCCACCAGCAGGTTCAAACTCTGCTGCTGGAGCTGCGTCACGATCGCTGATTTGTGTTCGTCTTTGGTCATGGCTTATTCCTCCGAGACCAGTTCAAACCCAGCGTTCACGGCGAGCACGGCGGCAAACGCAGCGTCGTCTGTCCATGCCGCGCATTGCTCTGCGGTCGCAGGAACAAGGCCCACGGGCATGATTTCCACGCCCTCCGCGTCGAGCAGGTGACAGTCGGCAACGGCGGTGGGGTCTGTGTAGTTCACATAGCGAACTTCGAACAAAGTTCCGACTTTAGGCTGGGCGGGAGAGCCCATTGTGTATGGTGCAATTGGAATGGTCATGAGTGTAGTGAGATTAAGATTACTTGGCGGCTTTCAGCGCGTCGATTTCGGCCTTGAGTTCCTTCACTGCGTTGACGAGTGCGGCGATGACTGTGCGGTCCGACACTGAGTAGTTGGCGTCAATACGCTCGGTCACGGCCTTGCCGTTGGCGTCAAGTTTAGCGTGCTGCGTCACAGGTTTTCCTGCGGCGATGTCCTCGGCGGATTGCACGTCATCTTCCATCACTGGCACGGTGCGGTAGGTGGCAACGGCCTCGGAAAGCCCAGCGGCAATCAGGTCTTGGGCGATGAGCGTGGCGTTGATGTCATCGGTGACGAGGCCAGTCTCGGGTTTCCAAGTGTAGAGCTTTGGCGTCAGCTTCACGATTTCCGCGAGGCCCTTGGTGAACGTGCCGGTAATGTTCTTGAGCCGCGCATCGGACACGCTGGTGATGTTGCCCGATGAGTCGAAAGTAGCTGCGCCTGCACCGTAGGCGTGAAAGCGCACGGCTCCGGCCGAGGCGATGGTGACTTTAGTGGTTCCGTTGGTTGCTAGTATTAAAGAATGAGCCGTTGGGTCAAAATAAACCGCCTCGAAACTCGCTAGTGCATTAAACACTCCCGAAATACCAGCTCCACCACCCTGAGTGGCATCTCCATAAAGCAAGATAGGGCTGGAACTCCCAGTAGGTTGCACTTTTAGAGTGTTTGCATCCAAACGGAAGAGACTTATATCCGTGCCAAATCCAATACCGCCAACGCTCGTTGTGTGAGTGGCTAGGTTTACTTTGCCCCCAAAATAGCTTGTTCCGCCGCCATTCGCCGCGCTAAGGCCTCCTGTCATAACCAGAGCACCTGCGCCCGCGGAGCCTACGGCCGTAGAGCTTAACGTCACCGCGCCCCCGAAATAGCTCGCCCCCGCCACGCCCACGCCACCCGCGACCACTAGCGCGCCTGTTGCAAAGCTTGTTGAAGCCGTCGTTCCGGAAACCGTCAGCGTGCCGTTGTCCGCGAACGTAAATCGGTCGGTAGTGACGCTCCCGGTGCGGCTTGCAATGCGGAATGACCACCCAGAGCCATCGCCCATATAGAATCGGCTAATGGCACCGGACTCGCCAGAACTAAGTAAAACCGTTCCGCCGTATCCTGTCGCGAGCGTGGCGGGACCGCTAACCGCAACTCCAGCTCCGAAATAACCCGCCCCCCCGCCAATTGCCACGTTGGTCGCGGCGGTGCCGTTGCCGACCTTGAACGCGCCGATGATCGAGGACGAGGCCGCAAGTGTGTTGCTCACCACCACGGAGTCACTGCCTGCCGTGCCGCCCGCGAGCGTCAGGTTGGTCGCGGCGGGGGCGGTGATCGTGTTGATGGTCGGCGCTGTCAGCGTCTTGTTCGTAAGCGTATCCGTCGTAGCCTTACCAACGAGGGTGTCCGTCGCATCTGGCAGCGTGATGACGCGCCCCGCAGTCGAGACGGCATCAATCAAAGTCACCGCGCTTGCGGCGCTGGACGAACTGCGAAAACGAATCCCCTTGTTGAAATCCGTGCCGTCCGAGATCGTGAGAAGCCCGCTGCCTTTGGGCTGCAAGTGCATCCCGATGTTCGCGCTCGCACCCTCGGCGAGAATGTGAATCGGGCTCCCGACACCGATGCCGTTTTTGATTTGGACGTAGTCCGTCGCGCTCGCGATGTCGGTCAGCCGCAGGATGTCGTGACCGCCGCCGACGATGCCGACCGTGTCCGCCGCTGGCCGGTAGAGTCCGGTGTTGGGGTCGTCAGTAAAGTTGAGCGAGGGAGCCGCCGCCGTGCCGTCGTCGAGCGTGATGTTGCCGTCGGTCGCGCTGATCGTGATCGAGCCCGCGCCGTTGGAAATCGAAATGCCGGTGCCAGCGGTCAGCGTCGAGTTAACGAAGCCCGAGCCGTTGCCGATGAGAAGCTGTCCGTTGCTCGGCACCGACACGAGGTCGGTCAGCGAGGTAACGCCGCCCCCGCCCCCGTTGCCGCGCGCTGCGCTCAGAGTCCAGTCGCCAGCCGTGCGGCTCGGGCGCTCGCGGTTGCCGTCGATGTTGCTCACGAAGCTGTCGCCGTTGATCGTGACGAGATCCAGCCGCTGATAGGTTTCATCGGGCAACCACCGGCCACGAGGATTGAGCCCGCGAGGCTCAGCGAACTCCTTGCGCAGCTGGTCGATTTCGCCAGCGCGCGGGAAGCGCGAGAGCTCGTCCGTGACGATTTCCTTCACCGCGTGCGACAGCATTGACGCCGCGTCCTCGATGCGCGCCTCGGCCTTCGCGAGCAGGTTCGCGTTCTCCAGTCGCTCGGCCATGAGCACCGAGTATTTCGCGGCGGTCGTGACCTCTAGCTGCTTCGACAACTGCTCGACTTTCGCAGCGAGCGCCGCGCCGGTTTTCGCGTGCTCGTCGCTTGCGCGCGCGCGGCAGAACTCCTCAAGCTCGGTGCGAATCTGCGGCTCGGTCTCTTCGAACGTGCGCTCGATTTCCGCGCCGAGATACTCGCGAAGTTGCGGCAATTCCGAGACGAGCTGTTTTAGCTCGGAGCGTTGAACGATTGCCAACTCGATCAGCCGGTCGATTTGCGTCTGTGTATCCATAAAGTTGTTATTTCTTCGCGCTCGTTGGCTGCGTTGCAAAGGTGTGCTCGATGATTGATTTCCCGACGATCGGCTTCGCGGCCTCGCCGCATCGGATGTCGAGCTGCTTGCGGTATTGCTCGACGGCGGTCAGCCAGTCGTTCGGGTTCTCAGGCTTTTCGTGGAGCACCATCGCTACCTCGGTGGCGGCGGAAAACTCGGTGCGGCTTTCGTTCTTCGCCGAGTTGGCTTGCGGCTTGTTCAGTCGCTCAACGATTGCGTTTGCCCACGACTGCCCCGCGTCCCCTCCCCAGCCATTCCACGCCTGCCAGCCCTTGCCTTGCGTCTTCCAAGTCGCGCCTTGCTTGTCGATTTCGTGGCGGTCGAAATATGCCTTCATGCGCCGCACGGTGTCCTCGGAAAGCGGGCGCTTGTTGAGGATGTCGCGAGCGCGCGCGAGCCCGACAGCGGTCATGCCGCGATTCGATGGCGTCGCTTTTTCGCGAGCGGCGAGCGCGCGTTTCGCGTTCGCGATCATCGCGTCGTTCGGGATGTAAGAGCCATCCGCGAAGTTGATCGTGACGAGGTTCGCGCTGTTCTCGACCTGCTCGACGGGCTCAGCCGGTGCGGGCTCAGCCGGTGCCGGTGCAACGCTCGCCGCCTGCGCCTCTGCCGCGCTGACGCCCACCGCGTCGCCTGCTGCGGCTGCGGCCGCGGGCGTGCTCGGCAACGAGTTCGTCGTGAGCCGAATCGCCGTCTCGGGCACGCCATACTTCTCGGCGAGCTGCTTGACGTAAGCCGCCTCGATTGCGATCTGCTCCAATCGCGTGAACGCGTCCGTGCCTTCCTCGGCTGCGATTTCTTGCAGCGACTTCGCGCCCTGCCGATTCTCGTTCATGTTCGCGGCCGACTCGCGGCCCACGTCGATCGAGAGCTTTGCGGGGAAACGCCACTCGCCCGCGGTTGCGCGGCGCAACGCGTGCACCATCGTCTCGCCCGCGAGCAGTGGAGGCGGCGGGATTTCCCCGCGCGCGATGGCGTCGAGAATCACGGCGTCCTTAATTGGGTCGAGGACCTTGTCGGTTAGGACGCCCTGCTGGCGCGTGAATACGCGGTCGGCTGCGGCGAATTCTGCGCGGACGCTTGGGCCTTTGTAATCTTGGGTCGTGAACAAGACTGCCTCAGGGACCCCGACTCCTATGGCAATCTCCTTCATTAAATGTTGGACGAAACCGGTAAACGCCTGCGACGGACGCGACGGCATCACCTCCACGCGGTCGCTGTTCTGAAAGTAGCGAATCATTCCGACCTCTGTGAGTTCGTTCTTCTGCTGCTGTCCGTTCGGGAGCGAGAGCGCGGGATTTGGTTGGAACAGGTTGCGCGGATTCGCGATGCCTCGGTCGTTGAAGATCAGCGCGGCCTGTTGCGACGAGAAACGCACGCCCGCCTTCTCGGCTTGCAGGATGTCGTGGAGCATCCGAGCGGTCTGAATCGCTGCGTGGAAATCTGTGATGCCGCGATACTGGTCCACCCGAAAGGGGTCCATGTAGTGACAAAACTGATTCGCAGGAATGTCTTCCGCGCCGAAATAAACGCCGTCGCGAGTCACTCGGAAAATCCGATACGCGACCGGCTGGCCGAAGTCGTTCGTTATGATTCCTTGAAAGTAGTTGTTCGACGCGACCGCCGTGTCATTCGGATTTCCGATGCGCGTCGCGGGCACGAGCTGGAGCTTGAGCCCTTCGCCGCTGCGACGGATGACGAAGCCGCAGTCACCATCGACCGGCCTTTCCTCGGCGGCGAGCTGCACGAGCTTCTTGAAGCTGTGCCGGTTCGTCACGTCACACGTCTTGCACCATGCGTGGAAATACTCGCTGATGGTCTGGTTGTAATCGCGATCTCCGGTCGTCGGAGAATACTCATTGGGCGTCAGATACGTCCCGAACTTGCGGGAGATTTCGCGAGCCTCGGGGAAATTCTGCACGAGATCCTGTGCCTCATACATCATCACCACGCGGTCGCGCTGGTTCTGCGACGACTCCGCTGGCTGCGCGTATTGCTTCGGAGCATAGAGCCGATTCGTCCGCGCGGCATTGTATTCGAAAAGTGATTTCGCGACGCGAGCCTCTAGCCGTTTCAGCGCCCATGTCGGCGCGATGTTTTCGAGCGCGCGGTCGAGCCACGGCTTTTGGGCGATCAATTTTGACGCGTCGAAAATGTCGTTTTCCATGTTGTTCAGTTGCCGGTGAAGCTGACGAAGGTCGTATCGGTGGACGTGCCCGCCGCGTCCGTCAATGCGTCTTGCAAGTTGCCGAGCATATTGTTGAGCGCGTTGAGGTCTGCTCGGCTCACGCTCTTCCCGTTCAAGCTGTAACTCTGGTTGAGCAACACCGCTTGAATCGCGTCAATTGTCTTGGTCTTGAGCGCGGTCAGGGTCGCGCTATCCAGTCCGAGAAATGGGTTGTCGAGCATACTTGTGCCCGAAACGTCAAACTCTCGCGTTAAGGCACAAAAAAACTCGGCGGGCGGGAACCCACCGAGTTTCGATGTCCGGGGGCGTCAACCCACCGGGCGTCTCAAATCTCGCGTGTCACCCGTAACCGTTCCGTCAAAGCATATTGCTGTCAATCTCATTCCTTCACCGGCGTGTATCGCACGACGTTGGCGATCGTCGCCATGCAGAGCATCATCGCCGAGGTGTCGAGCCCGTGATTCGGCGCGTTGCTTTTTACCTCGACCCACTGCCAAACGCCGGTGCGGATTTCAACCTTCGACTCGCCCTTGAGGTGTTCCAGATAGAGCGGATTGACATCGGCCGGCAGGAGCCATTTGAGATCGCCCTTGGCCTCCAGCGCGTTCGCCAAGAGGTCCTTGAAGTAGTCGCCCGACCAGTCGTAATAATACACATCCCCGCCTCGGTAGTCGCTCACGCGAGGCTCCGAGAATGGGAAGTTGATGAGCTTGTCGCTCGCGTCGTCGCGCATCGTCCACGTCTTGCGAGCGTGCCCGCGCATCCCTCGCCAGCCGAAGTCGGCGCAGTCTCGGTCAACGTCAGCCGGTCGGTAGCCTCGGTCCTGCGCGACGCACGCGTCTTGCACCTTGTAACGGTATTGCATCTGGCGAAGCTGGTCCCGCGTCTCGATGCGGCCGAAGTAGAGCTGTTTGTAGGTTGGGCCCGTTGCCGAGGAGAACGCGCCGATTTCCACCCACCAGTGGTCTTGCTGACGGTCGATTGCCATGAAGCGGATGACCTCGCCCTCGATGCCTTCGCCGTTGCTGAACTGCGCGACGGTGTAGTCCGACTTGGTGACGAACAAGTTCACCACCTTCTTCTCGACGATCCACGGCCTCGCCTCGCGCTTGGTCCGAAACTCGATCTTCATCTTGTCATCACCCTGCCGAACGTGGTGATTGTCGGCCTCGCAGAACTCCTCGACGAGCAGCCGCATCGGCCGGCTGACGACCGCCTCGACTCGGAAGCTCTGAATCTCCGCCGGCGCAGTCGGGTTCAGCGGCACGAAGCGACCGGCGCGCTTCCATCCGTTGCGCGTCGTGTCAGTGTCGGGCGACTCGTGACCGCAGTGTGGGCAACGGAATCGGCACGAGGCGACCGCGCGCGGCACGTCCCACGTCTCGTCGTCGCGCTTTGCCGCCGCATCCCAGACCACTCCGCCCCGCAGTCCGGTGTCCTCGTTCTTGTCGAGCGCGAACGCGATCGGATGCACCTTGCGGCACGACGGACATTCCGTGCTCCACTCCTGCTGATTGCCTTGGCGGAAGCTCGTGTCCTCCACGTTGCCGGTCTCGAGGTCCATGATCGGCGCTTGCGACGTGTTGTAAATCTTTGACCTGCCGACCTCCTCGAAGCGAGAGACGCGGGCGACGGCGTGGCCATAAATGTCCGCCCATTTTGGGAGCCAGATCTCGTCATTTATTTTGTAACGAATCGACTGGCTTTGCTGCGAGGAAAGGTTCGCAGGATTCAGCAGAAAGAAGAAGCCGCCGAAGTAAATCTCGGTCGTCGTCCGGTTCGGCCCGACGCGCGGGAGCATCGCCGCCACCGGCTTGCAGCTCTCGAAAATCGGGTTGAGCCGTGACTTCGCGTGCCGGTCAATCATCTCGTCGGTCTGCATCGTCCACGAGATGGGTCCGGCGTCGTTGCAGATGAGCCACGGCACCCAGATGTCAGCGACGAGCGTCCCGCCGATTTGCACGGCCTTACGGAAGTGCACGCGGCGGACGAGCGGGTTTTGCAGCGCGTCGAAGATCGGAATGAGCCACGGCGAGATCTTCACGTTGAAGGGGCCGCTGGTCGCGTAGGATTCTGGCAGAATGATGTGCTTGCGCGCCCACTCGTAGATCGGCGAGCGGTCGGGCTGCGGGAGACGCAGCTTGGCGCAGAGGAGGTCGGAGGCGGTCACGCTTGCTTTTTTTCGATGACCCAAAAGTTGTTACGCACTACGCTGAACTTGAGATTTTGCTCAATCGTAAAACGCATTACCGCAGGACCGACGCCAAGGAAACCAAAGTCGTCGCCGAACATGATTCCGCCGGAAGCGACCAGCGGCCAGAAAGCGCACAGGTCGTCATGGACGTCCGCATATTCGTGCGAGCCGTCGATGTAAACGATTTCGCCGGAAACCTTGTGATGCCGCAAAATCCTCGCCCCGTTGATGCTTGTATTCTGAATCGGATAAACGCGCTGCGCGTGCGGCGAATCTTTGAAGTTCCGAATGAATTGGTGGTAAAGCCTTGGACATCCGACCGAGTCGAGCAGTCGGTCGTCTTCCGAGCCGCTCGAAAGAACATGATCGACGCCTCCGAGCCATGTGTCCACGCAAACGACGTCAGTGGCGAATCGCTCGGTCGCCCGCGCAAAGTGCATCGCGCTGCGACCCTTCCATGAACCGACTTCGATGATCGTCTTAGGCGCAAGCAGTTCGACGAGCTCGTCAAAGATTGGATCGTCACTGTTCCAGCCGCGAATATCTTCGTGTTCTGGAAGCTGGCTTGTGTCGCCGGACGTGAGCTGCGCGATGGATTGGAATGGTTTCATGGGTTTTATTGAAAGTCGGTTAGCAT